AAGATAAACAGAGAAAATCAAGGTACATTCAGCGCCATAAATCTAGGGAAAATTGGGGGGACCCAACAAGTGCAGGGGCATTGTCAAGATATATTTTATGGGGTAAACCTTCATTTAGAGAATCAGTAACAGACTATAAAAGAAGATTTAAATTATAGAAGGAGACCCTGGTAAAAAAAATAATTATTTTTTTTCTTGTGATATAAGAAAATGTCCCAATTCTTAACAAGAGAACAAGAAGATATGATGTGTAAGTATTCATCTTACATCGTCTGTGCAGCAGCAGTTATTGTCGGTTTAAAGGCTTTCGAACACGATATTATCAGCAATATGTTTGGTAAAGGTAAACAAGCTGAAAAATTAACTCAAGAAGAAAAGATGGCTTATGGTTTATTATTTGCAGCAGGTGTTGCTTGTGTTTGGTGCCACTATAACAAAAGATATTAATTATTTTATAAATTATTAAACTTTATAAAATATAAAAGATGAACGAAGACTCTATTATAAACTTACTTCATGTATTCCTATTTTTCCCCGCATTATGTTATCTATACTATTTAGGGTTAAAAAAGAAACTGAATTCTACCATTTGTAGAATTTTAATGACTGTAGCCATTATAGGTATATCTTACCACGCTTTTTTAATTAAGCAAAGATTAAACACACCTGAACAATATAAAATATGGGTTAATCTAATCCATATCCTAATAGTCTTCCCTCTCTTCCTTTATATAGGCTATAAATGCGAGGATATAAAGAGACCATTTTTAGAGATGTTATTAATATTAGCTTTCTCTGCACTTGGTTATCACGCTTTTAATTTCATCAGATACAACTAACCTAATTTTCTTATTTCTTCTTCAATATCAATAATAGTATCAAATATACCTGTATTTGCTTGATGAAGTGTAAAAATAACCAACTTATCATTAAGCTTAGTTTTTATAAGTTCAACAATATCTTCTACAAGCTCTGAATGAAGCGATGCAAGACATTCATCAAGAAGGATTATATTACTCTTTGAAATCTTATTAAAACATAAAAATAAAGCTAAAGCAAGACGGTCATATTCACCACCACTTAACGCGTCTAAAGGAACTGTCTCTCCATCTTGAACTATTAATATTTCAATGGAAGCTTTTTTATCCCCATCTTTACTTTCTTTAAATGATTGAAGTTTAGCACTAAAATGTTCCCCAAAAAAATGAGTTACAAATTCCTCTAAATCTTTATTGATGATATCAAGGGTATTTTCAAGAGAAATAGCTTCAGCATCGTTTATTTTCTTAAAAAGTGTTTCTGCAGTCTTAAGACCTCGTAATAATATATTTTCATCTTGTTTAAGATTATCCAATTGTAATATAATTTCTAATTGCTTCTTATATACTGATAAATCTTCTTTATACTTTATCAGTTTAACTTCACGTTGTTTTAACTTTTCCTCCATTTCCATTTTTTTATTAATTTCATCTTGAAGTTCATCTATATTTTTCACATTTTTATTATCATCTACATGTAACCCTTCTATTTCTTTTTCAAGAGTTTCCTTATCCTTTATTAATTTATTTCTCTCTTTTATAGATTGTTCATACCTTGATATCTTAGAATTTATGTTTTGTATCTCATCCATATACCAATTTAAGTTTTCATTAATTTCAACGTCTTCAAGCTGTTCTTTTACTTCTTCATATTTTTTCTTTGTTGACAATAACTCATCTCTCTTCTTCTTTATATAATGAGGTAAAACTTCCAATGTCATTTTACTTTTTTCTTCAAGGTTATTCAAGCTTTCTTCTATCGTCTTTAACACGTATCTATTCTCAGTATCTTTTTCAACTATACCTTTTATACCGCTTAATGAAGTATGTGGAATGTTTTCAAGAATTTTAAGGTAATTTGAAAGCTCTTCTGATAATTTTATATTATTAGATATTTCAATGGTTAATGACACTACTTTATCGTTTGTAGTTTTTATATCTTTACTTAAAGATGAAATTTCTAAATCAAGTTTTTCCCTTTTCTTTTTAAGACTTTCAAGGTTCATTTTAAGTTCATCTAAATTTTCAGGTATTTCTTTTATACAATCTTTATCAATATAAACCTTAGTATCACACTTAGGACATTTATGCTTTGTAGTAATACCAGAGGTGATTTCAGCTATATCTTTTATATTTTTCTTTATATTCTCTAATTCAACCTGTAATACAGGTAATCTTTCTCTCATTTCCTTAAGTCTAGCTGTTTCAACTTCTTTTTCATTATCATCTGTATTTAAGGTTGATAACTTGGATTTTATTTCAGACACTGTTTTCATCTTGATTTTCTCATATATAGTTTTTGCCTTTATTAAATCCTCAAGTTCACCGTCTTTTAAAATATTCAAACCTAATTTTTTGAGTTTTAATTTAGCCATATCTTCTTCTATCTTCTTTTTCTCATCTTCTACCATCTTATCATATTCATTTTTTAGGTCTTTACAGGATTTTTTAAGAGTATAATACAAGGTTATTTTATTATATTCTTCAAGTGTAGCCTTAAGATTGTCTAACGCTATACCATTCTCAAGGTAAGAATAGTCTTGTAACTTGAATATAATATCATTCAGTTGCTTATTCTTTTCTTCTATTCTTACAGTGTTTATCTTTATCTTTTCCAATAAAGATAATAAAAGGCTTAATTCTTCTCGCTTTTCTTTCAAAAACTTTTTGACCTTTTCCTTAAGTTTATTTTCACTTTCAATAAACTCGTCAATAGATTTACCCTTTAAATCTATCTTTATTTTAGGTTCTTTAGCAGAAGAACAGTTTAAGCTATCATACATATTTTTTACAACTCTTTGTTCAGTTGTGTTGATAAGGATTTTTTCTTTTCTTTGTCTTATGAGTTCTCTTGTCTTTTTACGGATACTATCAACATCAAAATCTTTTATTGACAAACGGTGTAAAAATGCACTCTTATCATTGCTTGATAAACTAAAGAAACTTTCTGTGGACTTTTGAGCCATATAACTTGTCAATAGAAAATCTTTACCAAAAATCTTTTCTATTTCTTTCTGGGCTGGTTCATCCGAAAATTCAATAGTTTCATTTTTTAAAGGACCTTGAAACCTTTTTAAAGTAAGATGATTAGGACATTTTGTTCGGGTTATTATAACATCTTTAAACTCAAATACGACCTTGCACTTCTTTTCACCGTGTTTTGTGACTTTTTGTTCTTTACCGTATAAGACAAAATTAATGGCTTTAAATATGGTTGTTTTACCAATACCACTTGTTCCCCATAAAAGAAGGACACCGTTATCTTCAGGGATTTCAAAGACGAAATCTTTAAAGCATCTAAAATTAGATAGAAACAACTTCATTTTTTAATAATATTAATAAAGTTTTATTAATTTCATTTAAAATTTTCTTCTTGTTTATCTTTACCTCTATTTTAGTGTATTTAGGTTTTTCATCTTTAATTTTCCCTTTAAAAACATCTTCATCATCCTCAAACACATATATATATTGGATGTTAGATAACATTTTTTTATCCTTATTAAATGTTGGATAAAAAAATAAAATATTTCTATATAGAATAAATATGAGTTATATAGTTGATGCTGTAAATCCTCGGGATTTGTTTGATAAGGATGGTAATTTTTTAGGGATTAACTCAGAGCACTGGATTAATGATGCGTTAAACAAGGTAGGATGGGACGTTGAAGGACGAATTGATGAAAATCAAAATATATTAAATAAAAACAAGTTTGAATTGATAAAACAGAAAAAGAGGGTATTGTATAGTGCAAGTGGTAAGGAATTATTTTTAGAAAGTATAAAAAATTTAATGCAAGCAACCAAGGTGTCAAAGGACCAATTTACTATAATGATGAGTATAGCTATGAAAAGAGGGGATAGTATAAAATTTGTAAATCCCCTTGGTTTACTCTACGGAATAAAATATTTAGAATTATATTATATAAGTAAAAATCAGAGTGAATTTAAGAATAGTTTAAAAGAATTAATTTCAGAGGCTGAAGATGAAGGTATAGGTTCTTTTGATGTTATAAGATATCACAGATTTGTAACCTTATATACAACCTATAATCCATATATTCGTAAAGCTGATATCAAACCAGAAAAAGTCACTTATAAAATTATCTCAAAAGAATAATTAAAAATTTAAATTTACACTCTGGATTTATATTTAAAATTGCCCCTGCCTTCCTCACACTGCCAAAAATAGCAGTGTGAGGGAAGGCTTTTTCTACGTACTTATTTGTAGGTATCTTTGGTTCGGATTTTGCAAAGCAAAATCTAATTGATTTTTATATTTTAATTTAAAGGTTTAATAACTAATTATTAAATAATTAAAAATGAATTCTCAAACTAACTCAAACAACAATCAATATGAACAAACTTCCGTTCAACCTATAGTAAACAAATATGAAGAAGAGTGTGAATTCTTTTCAACTTTAAAAGAAGGAATGGAATTGACTATTGATTTTAATTCTAATTACCTCGATTGTATTTTTTCAAGTTTTGAAAAAAATTATAATATAGTTAAATCCCCTGAAGAAACAATTACTACAGATGTTATGAAAGTGTTGGTTAATTGCAAGGATGCAAAAATAAATCATTTTTATACCTCTAAGAAAGGCACAACTTTTGAAAAAAATGACTATATTAAATTATTTATAAAAAAAGAAAAAATGATTATTGGATGCTTTTTTGAGTCTATAATTAAACACGAAAATGACGTGTATTATAAAGTAATATTAAATGCTAAAAAAGTAAAAATTGAATCGGTAGGAATGTCTATTTTCGATTTATTTGGTATTGAAAACTAAATTTAAAGGTATAAAGGTAAGTTTAATTAAATAAAAATCCAGGCCTTCCTTCACACTGTCAAAAATAGCAGTGTGAAGGAAGGCTTTTTTCACTTCACTTTTTTGGTGTATTCTTTAAATGATTTTACCTTGAATTTAAGGTAAAATCATTTTACACGGAACTAAGCGAGAAAAAACTACATTAAACTTAATGGTATATATACTCCGTATCATTTTGAAATGACACGTAGGACCCAGGGTCCTCCACTCTCAGTAGATGTACTTAAATTAAACTTGTTTCTTCTATCTTCTTAAAACTCATGTCATCTTCCTCATATTCATCATAAAATAACTTTTTATAAATCACCCCTTGGTTTACCTCTAAATTCATAAAATATTTTACCCACTTTACTAACATCTCTAATCTCCTCGCATTATTATATTTTTTATTTATAGTTCCATTTACATTGAAATTGTCAGGGTTCCATCTAATAAATATTGCAGGTAAACCATAAGCCACCATTATCTCATACATTCTCTTCTCTTCCATATGCTCTAAACTTCTATTCAAACTACAACTCTCCCAAGGATAATTTTTATGCTGGTTCTCGTCACATTCTACCACAACTATATGAGTTCCGCAATCATATAAAATATCAGGTCTATATAGATTGCAAGTACTATCTATAATCCTATCTGCAAGTATCTCATTTCCGTCAATATTATTTCTAAGGTATTTTACCATTATACTTTCCTTTACCTTATTCATCCTTTTACTTTCCTCATAAAATGGTTTGTCGCAACATATCCCGCATAAATTATCTTTGTTTAAAAGTTCCTTGTCTCTACCACAATTACTACATCTTTTAACTAACCAGCATATTTCATCCTGTAATTTATGGTCTTCGCAATGTAAAGGTTCATCCTTTCCATAAATAGCTATGTCTTTACAGTCTTCCTCATCATTACCCGCACAAGTTCTCTTAGGTTTGATAATCATATAGTCAAGTTTGTGTTGAGCGCAGTGAGAAGGAGATGTTCCGCAATATCCAAAATGACATTGAGTTTTACAACCTTCTTTTTTGCATATGTTTGACTTAACACTAATCATATTTGGTTCTTTATGTTTTTCACAATATTTTGGAGTATTTATATTTTCAAAGTTAAAAGAAGCTGTAAGTTTGCACCCGTCTTTTTCACAATATTTAGTTCTTATATTAATCATTCCTTCTTTTTTGTGAATATTACAAAAAAGAGGTTTATTTTCCCCTTCAAAATTATAAGAAGGTATAATACTACAATTTTCTTCAATACAAGACTTAGTCTTTACATTAACCATACCATCTTCTTTATGTTTTTCACAGAATCTTCTTCTTGTTTCTCCCTTATAATTAAAACCAGGAGTAGAATTACAACCTTCTTTTTCACATGTCCTATGCATAACATCTATCATATTTTCTTCTTTATGTTTACTGCAAAATATACCTTTAGATGTTCCTTCGTAGTTAAAAGAAGGTATTAATTCGCAACCATCTTTTCCACATTTCTTTGTCTTAATATTTACCATTCCTTCTTTTTTATGACTATTACAAAATAATGCCTTGTCTTCTCCTTTAAAATTAAAAATACGAGTTCCTTTACATTCAGGGTAAATACATTTTTTATTTTTAACATTAATCATACCCTCTTCTTTATGTTTATCACAAAATTTTCTTGGCATACCTTCATAATTAAAATTTGCAGTTAAAATACATCCATCTTTCTCACATAATTTATCTATCACATTAACCATCCCAAGTTCTTTATGAGTTTTACAAAATCTTCCCCATTTTAAATCTTTTATATTAAAACAAGCTGTTATACCGCAAGTTTCGCAAATATTCTTTTTACAAGATGATTTAGAGCTACAATCATTACATCTTGCGTAAACTTTATTTTTACGGGTGAAATGAAGGTCTTCAAGAGTTCGTTTACAACCGTTGCACTTTTTCATTCTCAGTATTGATATATATTATTTTAGAGAAAATAAAACTTTAAATCAATTAAAATTTGAAAGGTAATTAAATTATAAAAGAAAAAAATAATTTTTTAAAATATTATCTCGGGTATATATTAAACATACACTATGAGTAGTAATGCGACCTCGTCTAACATAACCGCGGCTTTCGTTGATTTAGCAACCTACGATGAGCCTGAAAAGTACATGTACGGTGGTGATTCCGCAATCACTTATTTCGTTAAGAAAGTCAGAAAGGCAACTTGGTTCTCAGTTATCCCAACTGTCTTATCTATCTCTGGTGGTCAACCAGGTTTCGGTCAATCATGGGGTCACAAGATTTCCCGTGCAGGTGATTATTTATTAAGAACTTGGTTAAGAGTTTCTATCCCATCAGTTTCTTTATCCTCATCAGCATCTATGCCAAACGGTTGGGCTTTCAACCAATGTACTCTTCGTTGGACCCGTAACTTAGGTCATGCTTTGATTAAAGAAATCAATTTAGCATTTAACGATTTAGTTGCAGAACGTATGGATAACTATTATCTTGATTTCTGGTCTGCATTTACTATCCCAGCAGGTAAACAAAACGGTTATAACAATATGATTGGTAACATTGCTGAATTAACCGACCCAATCTCAGTTGTTGGTCCATCAGCTTCTCAAACCTTACCAGCAGCAGTCTTAAACATTCCATTACCATTCTTCTATGCTCGTGATACTGGTATTGCATTACCAACTGCAGCTTTACCATATAATGATATGATCCACAACGTCCAATTCAGAGATATCAATGAATTATTGATTGTTGATAACTTTGTTGCAGGTCAATCTGATGTTTGTCAACGTACTATGTTGACTAATCAAAACCCAACCTTAGGTTGTGATATGTGGGCTGAATATGCTATTGTTTCAAACGTTGAAAGAGCACAAATGGGTAAAGCACCAAGAGATATGTTAATTGAACAAGTTCAAATTTCACCAAGAGGTAACTTCACTCCATCATCTCAATTACAAAACTTTGATATCCGTTTCGCACACTCTATCAAGGCTTTATTCTTCGGTATTAGAAACAAAACTAATGCAGCTGAATGGTCAAACTATACTGCAGCATCTCCAGTTCCAACTGTTAACGGTGTTAACTTTGCTCCAGCTTTAGCATCTGATCCAATTTCCCAAACTACTTTATTCTATGAAAACACTGCTCGTTTAGTCAATATGGGTTCTGATTATTTCTCATTAATCGTTCCATACTATGCAGCTGTTTCTATTCCTAAAGAAACTGGTTATCACGTCTTATCTTATACCTTAGATTTGGTCAACACTAACCCTATGGGTTCTACCAACTATGGTAAATTAACCAATATTTCTTTACAATTCCAAGCTTCTACTGATGCTGTTACTGCTGCTGCAGGTGCATCCGCAAATCAAGGTGCAGCTACCGCTCAAACCTATGAAGCTATTATTATGGGTCTTAACCATAACATCGTCAGAATTTCTGGTGGTGCACTCGGATTTCCAATACTCTAGGCTTCCTGATTGTTTTTATATATTACAGAATTGTTTAATTGATTTTTATTTTTTGTTATTTAAAGATATATATTATTCAATATAAAATATGTCTTACTCAAACCTCCAAACTGAATTACTCGAATACTTTAACGAAAATAATTACACCCTCATTACACCTGTAAATGAAATAAAAAGTGCCACTGTAGTCCAATATATTTGCAAGTGTGGAAATGAAAAAAATAAAATATTCAGAGACCTTAAAAGAAGAGGTTGTAGAGACTGTAATAATTTAAAACTAAAGGAAGTTCCTACTGATACTTCTATTATTCCAGAAGAATTTAAGAATGAAAGATGGGCTCCTATTGTAGGAGGCTTTATTTCAGATAAAGGTAAGTGTATTAATTCTCACGGAAAATTATTAACTCCAGACGAAAAAGGAAGATACTTTACCAATGGAAAATTACAATATGCTTCTATCCTTATGGCTAAGGCATTTAAGATAGAAAATTCTGATAAGTTGGAAGGTAGTAAATGTAGCTATATTGTAAGGTCATTAAAAAATGAAAATATTCCTTGTTTAGAAGATATAAGGGTAGGAACAAGGGCAGAAGTAGGAGAAGAGAATGGGGTTAAATCTCGTAATTCTGATAATTTCAGGGAGAAATTATCGATGAATATTATTGATAAAATGGATAAATATGAATATCGAAAAATTAAAGAACTTCCAGATCATATTATATTTAGCGATGGAAACATATGGAACAATGCAAGAGTTCAAGGAGGGATGAGATTTTTAACATTTTCAGTTAGTAAAAAAGAATTATTGTCTAAACCATATTACAGGTTATGTTTAGCAGAAAAACATTATTTCGTTCATAAGTTAATTTGTATGGCTTTTCATCCTATAGAAGGTAAAGAATATTATGATGATTACAAAGACCTTCAAGTTAATCATAAAGATGGAAATACTCTTAATAACCACTCAGATAATTTAGAGTGGGTTACAAAATCCGAAAATATGAAACACGCTTACGAACAAGGTCTTAATAAAAAAGTTAGGAATGTCCTTCAATATGAGAACAACAATGGCGTGTATGGTAATTTTTTAAGAGAATTTATAAGTGTAGCAGAAGCTTCAAGAGAAACTGGAATACAAGAACACGAAATTAGATGTTCTTGCAAAAAACAAGGTGGTTATACCGTGAAAAAATATTTATGGAAATATAAAAACGAAGAAGAGACAGAAAAATATGAGTTAAAATATACTTCAAAAGTTAAGTATTCAAAGGAACAAAAAGACCTTGTTGATGATAAGTTTAATTTATTATAAAGATGGAGAAAAACAAGTTTAAAATGACCCAGGGTCTTTTTAAAATGATTTTATAAGTTTAAATATAACCTTATAAAATATAAAATGAAGTTTGTTAATCACAATTCCCCTGAGAAAGACGTTATTAATGACACCTTTAAAATCATCCCATATATGGATGTTTGGATATGCAGTATTGTAGAAGGATATATTTATGAGAAAGTAGATAAGATAAATTATCTTGGTTATAGGGAAGAATATACTGAAAGATATGGAAAGAGAGAGGGTGAATATAGAGAATGGTATAAAGACGGGTCAAAGAAAACTATTAAAAATTATAAAGATGGAGAACAATTTGGGTTATTAGAAGGTTGGCATATAGATGGATCACCTTCTGTCTATGCTTTATTTGATGAAAAAGGTATGATTAACGGTGTTTATAAAGGTTGGTATGAAAATGGTAATCCTATGTATGAAATGTATTATCAAAATGGTATTCTCCAAGGAACTCGTATAGATTATTATGACAATGGTAACCCCACAATTCTAAGAAACTATATAAATGATCTTCAAGTTGGAGAATATAAATATTGGAACGAGGATGGAACACTATCAACAGATGGCGTCTATAATGATAATGGTAATCTTATTAAATTAAAACAATATAATAATAATGGGAAATTATACCTTGAAAAAACATTGATTGAAAATGATATTTCTGAGGACAGAGCATATTATAGTTCAGGAAAACTTCAGTATATAAAAATGTTGAAAGGTAATAAAAGGGATGGAGAATATACAAGTTATTGGGACTGTGATGAAGTTAAAATATGGGTTAGGACGACCTATAAAAATAATGTATTGGACGGAGAATATGAAGAGTGGAAGAAAGACGGAACCTTAAAAGAAAAATGCTTTTATAAAGATGGAGAAAAACAAGTTTAAAAGGACCCAGGGTCCTTTCAAAATGACCCAGTTTAATTTAAGACTAATTGTTAGTCATAAATTAATTATTATACTACCCTTAAACTTTTTAAGCAAAATTATCAATATAAATTGACCTTGCTTTATCAGACATTTTATTTTCTACTCTATTAATAAAGTCATCTGGAATTTCCTGCCTTTCTTCAAGTAATAAAGTTGTTTTATTAGTTAATAATAAAAACGCTTTAATAAAAGCCTGAGATAAGTCATCTTTTTTGATTATACTTTTATATTCCTTTGACATCCCATATTTAATAGCTTTAAAATGTCTATCAAATTCTGCATATAATTCCTCAGAATAACCCTGTTCTTTTATTGCTTTTAAACTAAAATATAAAGACCTTGCTACAGGTGATAAATATCCTTTAGACATCATAATGGCACAAACCACCATCCATTTATCTCTAATATTGTTAAACTCTTCTGTATTCATTGTTACTATATATATTTTATTTTTTTAAATTATTTTTTAAAAATCAATTAGATTTTACCCTTATAATTTTTATTTTTTTCTCAAAGTTATAGTAAATGAATAAGCAAGATATTATAAAATCATTATCTATGGGAAAATGTGAGACGGAAAATATAGATATAGATAATTATTCTTTTTCAGATAAATTAACCCATAAAGTTCAACACGATATTAGTTGCTATGTTTCGGGTATATTAAGAGATAGTTATTCTTCTGAAAATAAAAAAGTTTTATCAGATAAGTTAAAGGATAAATTTATATTAACACCTTTAGATTCTTCTTTACAAGGAGAACAAGGAATGGTTTTTATAGTGGAGCACCGAGGGTCCTCCGTATCAACGACTAAAGAACCTTTTGCTATACTTAAATTCTCCCCAAAAATAATAGATATTGAAAATGATAATATTATTCACGAAATATTAGTAGGTATGGTTCTTAATAACCTGAGAGAATACACTCCAAATTTTATGTATACATATGGAGGCTTTATATGTTCTCCTCCAATAGATAGAACCATATTAAATAAAAAAGAAAATTATAGGGGTAAGATAAGGGATATTTTAGAAATACCAGAAAAAGTATATGAATTATACTTAGAATTGATTGAAAACGAAGATGACGATTATGAGGTTGAAGAGATAGATGATAAAAGTGTTTTTTTAGAATATCTTCCAACCCTTATAACAGTATTAAAAAATTATATTAGAAGATGTATTAATAGCCCTTCATACAGGTATATTAGACTTATAAGAAAAGAGCTTACAGAAGTATTAGAACAAACTAAATTTTTTAGAAAAAATCCAAAAAACCTTAAAAAAGACCAAGATATGCTTGATTTATATTTAAAAGAAATTAAAATATTTTTAGAAAAAGTAGACTATAAACAGCTTGAAATTTATATAGATTTTATAAATGAGAATGAGAACATTTTTAACCCTGAATTATTGTGTTCTACTGATGATAAAGCAGTATTACTTTTATCTGAGTTTTTTGGTGATACAATGTCTTTTCACGAATTTATTAATACAAGACATAATGAAGAAGACTTAAGTAATATTATGCTTCAAATTATTATATCTTTAATCATAGCTTATAAACAGTATGGATTTAAACATAATGATTTACATAGAGCAAATGTATTAATTCAAGAAAAAGAGTGTGAATTAACCTATAATCTTTCTGGAAAGATTATAACTTTAAAATCAAGGTATGTAGCAAGAATTATAGATTACGGGTTATCTCATATTACATATAATGGAAAAACTATAATACCTAATGAAGAAGACCTATATTTAACTAAAATTAATACAAAAGATTTAACAGAGTTATTAAGGCATTTAGACTTAAATATGTTTTCACCTTTTATACAAGGATGTCTTTCTCTTGATATGGAGGACCCAGGGTCCTCCGCTTATGAAGAAATGGAAAAATATATATTAAACAATTTTACCCCTTAAATACTCTTCTAAATTTCTTTTTGGAAACCACCCTAAAATATTCTCTGCTTTACTTCTATTAGCTAATGTAACTCTACTTTCACCCTTTCTTTCAGAGATATATACTTTATCTTCTGGCTTTGATGAAATAAGATTTGCAATCTCATTTATGCTATAATTTTTACCTGTTCCTATATTAAACATTTCTCCACCTAACTCCCCCTCACATTTCATACACAATATATTTGCATCTACTACATCCTTTATATATGTAAAATCTCTTCTTTGCTCTCCATCACCTACTATTGTCATCGGTTCACCTAAAGCTACTTGTCTTAAAAATTTACCAATAACAGGCGCATATTGTCCTTTAGTTGGCTCTCTTTCCCCATAAACGTTAAAGTATCTTAATATAGCTGTATCTAACCCAAACAATTCACTATACATCTTACACATCTTTTCCCCTGAAACTTTACTTACACTATATGGGGTCAAACAATCGTCTTCCATATCTTCACTAAGACCTTTCCACCAATAGTTATTAAGGTAATGCTTTCTCCCATAAGCACTACTTGTTGATGAATAAATTACCCTTTTAACTCCGGCTTCCCTTGCACATTGTAAAACTGTTGTTGTTCCGACAGAATTTGTTCTTACTGTCAAGAGAGGATTTGTTAAAGATGGTTGAATACGGGCTTCTGCCGCTAAATGGAAAACATAATCAACGCCTTCAAACAAGGGTCTTATATTCTCATAGTCGCAAATATCAAACTTATAATTATGGGCTTTATCGTTATAGTAAAAATGTTCGTGACATTCTGCGCTTTCATTATCGATGACAATTACGGTATGACCGTCATCTATAAGCCTATCGACGATATGACTTCCAATAAAGCCAGCACCTCCAGTAACAATAACTTTCATCTTTAATATAAACAAGTTAAATCTTTAAAATCCTTTAAATAAATGAAAGGGGTAATTTTAGATATAGATAGAACTCTGGTTCATTCCGTAGAAAAATATATTTTGAAAATGGAGGGTAAAGAGGAAGAATGGAAAGATAAGTTTAAATGGTTTGATATTGATACTCATATCACATTTTTAAGGCCTAATGTATGGGAGTTTATTGACTTTTTGTTTACAGAGGGATTTGAGGTGGGAATATTTACAGCAGGTTCTGAAGAGTATGCTAAACAGATTGTTGACATATTATTCGTTGGAAGAGACTTAAAGTTTGTTCTTTCAAATGACCATTATGAAGAAGCTTTTTATAAATATAGGAAAGATAAGCCGATAGAATATGTTGTTGAAAAATACGGGGGTGAGGAGAGACTCTCTCATTGGTTAATAATAGATGATTCGTCTAATGTTAAGAGATATAATGGAGATAAATGCTACAAGATAAAACCATTCTGTATATGTTATGATGATACTTTTGACTTTAGAGAAGAGTCATTAACTGATGATGAGTTGGTTAAATGTATGGAATATTTAAAAAAAAATAAATAGCTTACAATAAAGGATGAGTGCGCCACAAGTATCATCTGCTCTTATAGATTTAGCAACTTATGGAGAACTTGAGAGTTATTTATATGGAAATCGTATTAAGTCCCAGGAACCTTCAATGCAGCTTGATAAAAAAATAATAGGGTTTATTATTTTGGCTGCCGCGATATATTATTTAAAGAAAAAATAAGTTATATTATAAAGATGAGTAATATCTTAAGAATGCATCCCTTTATATTCAACTATAAAAGTATTATGTTAAACATAACTGAGAATGAAGATGAAAATATCATTCTTGAATTAACAAGTAGAAATATGATACATACAAGCTATATTCCGGCTTCTAAAAAAGGAAATAAGTTACAGGCTAAAGTTATACTTAATTCCGGCGAAAGTATAAAGAGTAAGGATACGGGTGTAAATATGCACGTTACAATAAATGCAGATTATGGGTGGTTTTTATATGTGAATGAGGATGTAAACGGTTTAACTTTAGATTTTTACACAGGAAATCATCAGTTGGTAATAGACCAGACAATTAAAACAATAAATCATAATAATATGTATAGTTTGATGGCTACTTTTCCTAAATAATTTTAATATATATTAAAGGATAAAAGAGTGTAATAGAAAAGATGAGTAAGAGAGCACCTCCTGATTTTACCAAGCTTAATGTTATTCTTATAGAACATAAGAAGAAATTACAAGGTGAAACAAAGTCTAAATTTTTAGACCCTGATAGTGATTTGTATTTTCATATATATGATTGTCAGCAGAGAATAAAGCATGCAGGTATTCGTTTTGAGAATAGATTAGAGCCACACGTTGAGTTAATTTCAAACACAGAGGGTAAAGAGGTATTTTTAGCCCGTGCAAAAGAATTACATATGAAAGAGGTTGATGTAACTGATAAATCCATTTATAAGATTGTCGGGAAGACATTAGTAATGAAATTACCATCATTGAGTGATAGGGAAATAAGTATTAAGATAGCGCACTTTTCATATTTACCACCACATATTGATAGATTAGTTTCAATCATATTTGACCCACAATATTCCGCATATTCAGATTGGGAACAAACAGTGTTTGATTAAACTGGGAGTATGAAGGATGATAGTACTGGGGATGAATAAGAAAAAATTATAGTCTTATAATTAAAAGTAAATTATAAGATTAAGATACAGGTTTAAACACAATATCAGGATATTCAGGGCATCCTCTACCTCCATTTGTCTGAGGAGTTATTGTGCTTGTTGTATTACGTCTACCTCTAAAGTATTGTTTATTAGGGTCTAAGGTTGCTCTCCCTGCTCTTATATCATCTAACGTAATTATACCTGGAGATAAGGCAAAATTTTCTATCTTTAATTTTGTTCTTATAAAGTTCTTTATGAAAGAAAAGCCTTCTTTTATAGTCCTGAGTATATCAGCGCCAAGTTGAACTTCTTTATAGTCATAAAAACTATCTTTATTTACGGGACAATTAGAAGGTGTGGATATAGATTTATAAATTAAAAATCCAGTTATAGATATAACCGCAAGAAGTATAAAAAATATTATCAATACAATTATCTTCTTACTCATTTTTAATATATAAAATATTTTTTTTCTTTTATTACTTAAAAATGGAAACAACGAAGATTATAGTTTACGCTTTAATAGCATATATATTTTACAAGCTCTTTATAACAAAAGAAGAGTTTGCTTTATCTCCAGGTATAATTACTCTTGATGATATAAAAGCAGGGAGAGCGACATTAGACCCTAATAAACAATACTTTAGAGGAATACGTAATACAACAAGTACAATAACTCCTCAAATAAATGGAGGTAGAGGGTGTCCTGAATATCCTGATGTTGTATTTAGAATGGTTCCAGCAACTGATGCGGTATGTAAGACTTGGACTACAGATGATTTACAAGATAATATGTATATATTTGATACTACTGCACAACCAGGCTCATATCATACAAAGATTATAGGCTTACCAACAACTTCTTGGGTTGGAGCAGCATCGTTTACAAGTCCAGAAGGAATTACATCATACAGAGCTGTACGTTTATTCCAAGGTAGAATGCAATGCTTAACTTCTAATGGAAAAGATTGTTTATGGAGACAAACAATGAGTGAAGCTCAATCTGATGCTATTAAGGCTAATGCAACACCTGCTCCTTCTATATTAGTTATTGGAGGTCCTCAATGGCCTTATGTTCCAGCAGATACAGTAACAGATGCTGATGCAGTAGCATTTAGATTAGCAAGAGGTTCAGCTATAACAAACTCTCAATTATCAATATAAGTTTAAAGACTTATTTTATCTTATAATAAAATGAATACCGAACCAAAAGAAGAAGTATTATGCGCAGGTGGAAATACTATGAAATTTGTTAAAGTAACAAATGAAGATGGAACCAAGGTTGTAAAATTTACATACAGTATGGACTTTGATGTAAAGGAAGATATTTTCAACGATATTTTTAATAGCTATGGAAAGATTACAAAAGATTTATTTGATAAAGTAAATTCAACATTAGCATCATCCGCATAATTGTATTTTGTTTCCTTAAAATAAGTTAAAGAAACAAAAAATATAAAGTAAGTAAAATGAGTTCTATTGAAAGTGAAAGTTTGTATTCTGATAATACACCTTCTCCTCAAGGAAAGTCTTCTATCAGACTTTCTACCTTAAATCCTCAAGTTAGAGAAAAGCTTGTAAAGTTTGATACAGCAAATGACGGCGAATTATCTTTAGAAGAAGCTATTCAAGGTTTAGTCACCTTGCAAAAACAAAGTAATAATTACAAGAGGATGTTATACCTTCTTGTTCCATTAATGACTGTTATGTTGGCGTGTGTTTTAGGGGTTAATATATTAGCCATTCAATTAACTAAAGATTTATCAAGTTCAACTACTTCTGGAAATCCAGTTTTAACAAATGTAGAAGGAAAAGTTCTCTCAACTGTTTCATATTCTGAAACAATGGGGTTATTAAACTGGTTAAACAACTATGAATATTCACTTCCAGACCATATTGAAATTAACGGTCTATCATTAAATGTAAATTCAATGTATTTAGTAGAGGAAGAGTTTAATATTACTAGATTATATGTTAATACACAGATGGTAAATTTCTATTTAGGTTCTGATGGTACATATGATATTGATTTTAATAATGGTTATAGTAATAATATATTTGCACAAAAAGCCCTTTTATTAGTTGAAAAAGAACTTGAAACTATTCAAGATATTATTATACAATCAAAGTTTATTCAAAAGTCACAACAGAGAACACAAATAAACGTTGGTGTAAAGTCGAAACCAACTCCAAGAGTTGCTAGAGGTGGAGCTTTTGGTTGTCCTGTTATTGGAACACTTTGCAAAGATTTGACAAATTAAATAAGTTTAAATACAAGTATAAAGTTAATATAATATGAGTGAGGATATTATATTAGCTATTTTTTTATTTGGTATTGTAGGTGTTTGTGGGATACTTACTTCTCGTAAAAAAGAAAAACCTGAAGACCATATAGTGTAATCCGGCACCTGTGCTTCGCACTGAACTCCTTTAGAGTGATTGGGTCCGGTGAACAGGGTATTTTAAACCTTTGAAATCATTTCTTCTAATTTTACCTTATTAGCACCTACCATACGGTCTTCTTCAAGACCATCTTTAAAAAGGATAAAACAAGGGATACTTTCAATTTTATATTTTCTAGCCATTTCCTGATTTTCATCAATATCTATTTTTAAAAACTTGATTGAAGGGTACTTTTCTTTCAATGAATTAAAGAATGGAGCAATAGCCTTACATGGACCACACCAAGTTGCACCTGCACAAATTAATACATATCCTTC